GACTGTATTCTCTACGTCTAATGTTAGTATCATTTGTATTTCCTATCTACTTGTCTACCAAGTATTCCTGTTACGTATAAGTTAATTTGTTTTGTATTCAACCACCCTTCCTGTATTCCATGTCTTTGCATACTCCTCTGCTTTGGCTTTGTCAACAAAAATTAATGGGCTGCTGTCGTAAGTAAATGGGTTCTCCCCACTAGCATACATAAGTTCTCCTTCCTCTACTTCAAACATCACAGAGTATTTAACCACTATATTCCCTCTCTTGAATGCATACTCCCTTTGTCCCTGTCCTCTGCTCAAGGGTTGCCACAGCCTCTAGGCATTCTTCCTTGTTAACAAATATACCAACCTGATTTGAATGAAAGGTATATATTAAAAGTATTGTCCATACCGTCATTGATTACTCCTCAATGCTTCCCATGATACGGGGAATAATTCCCGCATCTTATCATCAATCTTAGATGCTACCAGCCTAGTCTCACATTGTGTATCTAGCTTACACCTAAGATTACACATATCAGCAAAGGCATCAAGACTGCCTGACCAATACCATTCAGTCATGGTGCTTAATGGCAACACCATACGTGCTTGCTCTGGACATACACCCTCGTCAAGTAGTTGTTTGTATACCCTAAGTGCAGTGTAGTTAGAAAACAAGACATCATCACGGGTAGGGTATACCTGACCCTCACTGCCTTGTTTTTTATCTATGCTACAGCCCCGCCACACATCTGACGCATAGAATACAGGCTCATCATCAACGTAACGTCTGCTGATCTCATTCCATCGTAGGAACTTATGCTTGACTAGCTGTCGGGCTACAAAAACAGGAGCTTTGATATGCCATGTACAGAAAGAGTGACCAAAAGGAGACATGTGCTTATGTAAAGAAAGGAACCTAACCAGCCTAGTATCTTTATCAGATAGTTTATTATTTTCTAACTCACTCACTTTCCCAAAACTGACACGGGCAGCATTGACTACAGATAAGTCACTGCCCATGTGATCTATATAGGTTGCTTCTATCATTTAATTCTCCAGATACTAACCCTCATACTGTGTACCTTGCAGTCTTGTAGTCAAGCTCACAACGAACAACACCATGCCAACCAGACAGTTTGTTTTTGACTATGTTCAAGTGACGTTCGGCACTGTCTTCATCCTGCCCCTGCACTGATGGGTTCTTGGCAATCAGTAGCATTAAGTCAGCTTCTGCCGCCTTACCTGTACGACTACCTTCCATCATAGCTTGGTTCAGTACCACCTTACCCTCTGCATCAGCACTAAGCTGAGACATATAGAAGATAGCACAGTTGTGTTGCTTAGCTATCTGCCTAGCATAAATGGCATTAGCCTTGAGTGCTTCGTCAGGCCGTGAGTATCCACCTGCCTTGCTAAACTTATCACCCATGTCTAAGACAACAATGTCAGGCTTGACTGACTTGCATACACTCTCCACCCATGACATATCCCTACCTGTCACATCCTTGATGTTAATGTTAGGCTTGACCTTAGAGTAGGCTTCCCATGCTTTAGATGGATTTTTCTTAACTTCTTGCAGTGTCATGCCACTAGCCGCAGTTAGATACCTAGCACCCACACGATGTGATGCCTCTTCATTACATAGGATAACACACTTGGCACCCTGAGATGCAAAGCCATTAGGCCCAGCAATCAATGACGCATGGAAGGATGTCTTACCTGTATTGGGCCTAGCCCCTATCTCAATCAAGTGACCAGCATTTACACCCTCTACCTTACGGGTCAACGTAGGTATGTTGAATGTCCAACGTGCTTCAAGGTCATTCATTGCAAGCAGTGTATCCATGTCCATGTCATCCCAATCGATCTTGAGATTAGGAGTGAAGTCATCACCATACTGTTCAAGTAATATACGAAGTGGTTCTAGGGTAGTCTTGTCACCATTCACATAGTCAAAGCCAAGTTGTGCAACATCTTCGCCAATCACCTGTTGGAATAACTTAGACAACACCTCTTGTGCTATGTCACTGCCCATAGGCTGTTCATTATTTATCTGACGAAATAGAGAAGAGTATGCACCCTTCTGTGCTGAAGTCATAGTTGGATTGTTAGACATAAACAATGCCTCAATCTCTGCGGGGATAACAGTACGGGAATACTTTTCCATTGCACTGTCGATAGCTTGTTTGATCTTACGCACATCTTTACTGAACAGACGATCAGGGCAACGTGACCCTCTGTGCTCGTCATAAAAGTCTTTGTCCATAAGACTACGTATAAGGGATAGTTCCATTGAATTATTCTCCTGCCATCAGGGTTAAGTTGCGGATATCTTTTTCATTACGATACTTCAAGTCATCTGTCAATCGTAAGACCTTAACAGATTTGACGTAGCCTCGCAGTTCTTTAGCAAATTGTAGTGTCTTGGGTAAGGCATCAGGGTCTAAGGCAATTATGGCTGTGCTAAACTGCGTAAGATACTGCTTGTGTCCTTCAGATAGAGATGTACCCAACACGCCTACCCCAACGCATACATCTATATCACCAACAATAGCAGCACTCACGCAGTCTTCAACAACAACAGCACATGTACCACATGCCATTGCATCTCTTATATATGGCTTGTTACTTTTGCCATACCTTTTCCACTTGGGTAACTTAGCACCTAACGATCTTCCTGTCGCATCAACCATGACACTGTTGTGTACCACGGGGAATACAACTCTGTTTTCCTTCACATCGTATAGCAGACCTAAACTGTCTGCATCAAGTCCCCACCTGTCAGTGAATGGGGATACAGATTTATTATCTCTGACCAACCACTCAGGTTTACTGAAAGGTACAACCACAGTTTCTTGTACAACAAAGCCCAATGACTTACGTATATCATCGGCTGATAGGTGTACACGTTTAGCACCACTGATCTTACAGCTAACCTTGTAGCAGTTCCATACGATGGAACCCATATTGTTAGTAATAGTAAAAGTATTTTTACTGTTACAAGATGGGCAAGTCATCCTCTTACTGTCGCCATTAGCAAGTGATAGATCATCTATAATATTATTTATATTCATGTTTGATACTTTCAATGTCACTCACTGCGTTCGATTTTACACATGTTCCCCTCTGTGTCAAGGCACTATTTGCAGATTGGTATGTATGTTTCATATATGGTTTCACAGAAGACACATGTGTATGCCCCGTAACTGACATCACTTGAGGTAGTGACACACCTGCATCTACCATCTCTGTCACCCCTGTCCTTCGTAAATCCATCAACCTGAGTTCTTCTGGTAGACCAGCCAGCCGCATCACAGACCTTCCAACTTTAGATAGCCTTTCCATAGCATAGGGGCTGTAGACCCCGACTACAGGCCTTGGATGGGGTGCTACGTAGGGCTGGAAGCCGTAGTCCTTACGTTGTTGTGTGAGTACGTGCATGAGTTCATCTGATATGGGTAGATACACCTTAGCCCTACGTTTAGATTGCTCTAACGTGAGCTGACGATTGTTTAGGTCTAAACTATCCCATGTTAAATTTCTCATGTCACCCATACGTTGACACCATTCATATCCCATCTGGACAATTAGTCCAATGTTTCTATGACCGAAGGTAGTGTAGGCAGTCTCAAGAAATGATATTACATTTGCATTACTCCACACAACCTTACGTTGTGCTAATGTCTTACGTTTGACATTAGTAAATGGATTGATGTGGGTATGTTCCATTTGTATAGCATAATTAAAGACACGAGATGACACAGTGCATACATGATTGGCGAAGCTGACACCACGCCTGACCCACGATTCATACGCAGCCTTAGCAACTTTGCTCGTAACAGTTTTATACTTTCTATTACCGACACTGTCACATAGAATGCCAAGGAAGTATTTATAATCTACCTTAGTAGTATCCCGTAACATACTGAAGTCATTAGATATATAGTATATATCACATAGGTCTTTCACTGTGCTGCTATCTTTAATCTTCAATGTCTGTGACATATCGTCACGCCACACATCTATAGATTTATTAAACTCTTTTGCAATTCGGGTAACATCTCTCATGCTAGTCCCTATAGCTTCCCGTGATACAACTCCTGCATCAACCAGATTTTGGGGTGGGTTAAATCTGTACGATGTGCCACCCGAAGGTGACACGTTTCTTTGTACATATCTAGGCAGTGATGCCATTATGCTGCCTCTAATTGTAGGAAGTTAGTGTTGCTTACCCACTGCGATACCTCTTGCTCCCTGCCCCACATAGAGATTGCATTGGTGTCGTTGCCTGTACTCTTTAGGCTGAAACCATTACGTTCGTCTGCGTAAGAAGCATAGTTAGTGAAGGCACTATACAAGGCAAACTTATTATGACCACGGGTAGAAGCTTCATGCATATACAAGCTATACATTTTCTCTGCCTTACGTTTAGATCCAATGATGCTTTCCAATAGGCTAGACACATCAACATACTTGGTAGATGTCTCAGCCCAGACTTGCATCTGCTCAGCCTGTGTATAGAAGTCACGTTGAGCACGGGTTAGCTCGTATATAAAGCTATCTAGGGTGAAATTAGACGAGTTCTTTTTGCGTACCTTGTCGTATTCACCCCTTATCATGCCGTTTGTGCAGAAGAAATCTATAGCACCGAAGTATACTTGGTTGCTACACGATCCATCTATACCATGCAAAGCTATAATACGTTGGGCTACCTCAGTCTCATGCTTGTCGGTACGAATAAAGCTGGTAACACTAGGCAGGGTGATGTCCACCATAGTCCAAGCATTATTACGGGCCTTGCCCCACTTAACTGTAGCATCAGCTATGTCGGTTGCACCTAGTTCTTCTGTCACTGTGTCCCATACACCACTATAAAAGTCACCATGTGATGCACAAGTAAAGCTGTTACCTACAACACCTAAGTAAACTCCTGTGTCTTTGTTGATAACATACTTCTTATCCTTAACTTTAGTAGGTTCAAAGTCTACTGCGAAGTCGATGTCGGTTGGAATAAAGTCAAAAGCCATTTTGTATTCTCCTTGAATGTTGCTGGGCAACTGTTGTTTAGTTATGTAGTTATATCTCATGTGACATAGTAAAGATAGTGCCTATTTCCATTTATAAAATATGTGTGTCCCAATTGTCACAGTCTTGTCTAAGTCTTTAGCCCAGTAGGGCTTAATGTACTTCGCATGGTAGTGAGTTGAACCCTGCGTTTGACCTTCCCACTTTCCATGCATTACGTTATATGAAACCCACTGTGCTACAATAAAAGCATACTCGTCCTTTGGCTGATCAGATTTACCATCACAGTACCAACTGAATTGGCACGTTCCTTTGCTCTCTTGCTTGACTACAGAGCAAACGTCATTTGGGTACCTGTCATCTCTAACCCTGTTTAAAGTGACTTCAGCCACTGCTGCCTGACCAGTAACGTGCTCACTCCTAGCCTCGTAATAGACATTAAGTGACATACATAGAAGTGCTGCTGATATTACCATTGTGTTTACCTCATTGTTATTGTTGCAGTATTAATCGTTTACAACTACTTCATGTCTGTCTCTCCCACGTATAAACCTAGTATTTCATAAAACTTCTTAGCCGAAACTCCCTGTATTGGCCCTTCAATTATATTACCATCGGCTGATAACAAAGCCAATTCAACTGTGCCGTTTACCTTTCTATCACTATAGTTAGAACCCTGTACTACAGATATAATGTTACCATTACCCAGTGCTATGTGTATGTTTGCACTTAACATATCCCATTTAGCCATCTAGTTTACTCCCTTAATCTTGCTCATCGTTGAACGTTTCAGAGTACAATACTTTAGTGTATACGTTTGGGTATACTTCCATTGCCATCTTAGCTGCCAACTCCATAGCAGTAGCTCCATTAGTCACTACATCATAGTCATTATCTAATGTAACTACGCCTGTTTCACTGCCTACTTTTAGGTACACATTATGTTTGATCATTTTTCTATCCTATTATAGGTACATACTAGTACCACTTAGCTCTAGCCCCTTTGTATCAGCAGACTGTAAGTCTTTGACACCATACAGCCTAGCTATCTTTGCAGCAGCACCATAGGCACTATGCCGTTGATCATCTTGAAAGTATGGTAGCAGGGTTGCAAAGATGTGACGTTCAAGGGGGGAAGGAAATTTATATTTAGTCATCTGTATTATTATCTCCCAGATTAAAGTTGTGGTAAATAGCCCACATAGCCTTGTATAATTCTCTGACATCTGACATCCACAAATCTTGACACTCAGTTAGGTTTTCCGTTGCCAACTTCAAGGCTAGGTGTGTAGTAATTATGGCTTTTCTCTGTGATAGAGACAGACCATCAAAGCCTAGCTGACGATTTAGCTTATCAGTCTCAACTTTAAGTTTCCAATCGATAGGTTGGTTGTTCATGTTGTGTAATCCTTATAATACAAAAAGAAAAAATAATATTATATATAGTATGTCCATGTTATCCTACTTTCCTTTCTTCATGTTGATCTAACTGATCGTTAAGAACCTTTTTAATTTCAGTAATACGTACTGTCAGAACTTTCATTTCCTGTATAAGTTCTTGCCTAATAATGCCATACTTACTTGGTATATTTTTATTCTTTATCAGGCCAAGAGCTTTCAGTACCTGCACTCTGTATACTACACGAGTAAAATATTCATTTGTGTCTGAGGCCATTTGTTTAGAGGTTTTACTCTCCCAATTTTCTGCTACATAATCATCTAAGGTAGAGTAATTATATGTTAGAACTTGTGCCTTTTTCATGTGGGCAATATGTCTTTTGTATAGTGCAGGGTTAGTTGATTTAACTATTGGTCGGGGTGTGTTTGTTGGGTTAGTCATTTGTATAATCCTTTATACGATTTGAATTTGATAGGCTTGGATAGTAGGTTAAAATATACCTATACTTTCATGGCTTGTAATCTCCCATTATATCTAATGCAAAGTCAAGTTGCTTGTGTGCCAAGTCACGGCTCCCATAGTTTCCCCCACTCAGTGATACCCAATCACCCTTGAGGTTACGTCTATATAGTTTCACTTGATACCTAGTGCCCTCAAGTTTGACCTCGCCATAGGCCATGTCCCATTTATTGACAGGGCTATTAATTGTGTTAGGCATTTTCCTATGCATTTGTTTTATCCTTTCAAAATGTTAGGTCCGACATCGGACTTAGCCCTCACCATCTTAACAAAAATACCATGCATCTTCACTATCTTCAAAGGT